TGCCCCCGAACGGCACACCCCAAAACCTGTCGGTGAAGGGCTGGGATCCCGGCTCGCTCAAAGGCAACGCAATCGCGATGTCCAACCCGCTCGAGTGGATCGAGAAGGTGATGATGCCGGCCATGCGCGCGCATGGCATCGACACGAACAACAAGGACCAGATGCTTCTGCAGGCGCAGAAGATGTTTGGCCGTGAAACGGGCAAGCGCCTGGCGTCAACCCTGTTCGACCCCGCGCAGTTGGCGCGTATCCACGCCGACCAGAAGCTATACGATAAGGCGATGGGGCCTGACGCGGCGTTTGCCGAGGCCATGAAAAGCGATCCCAAGATGGCGCTCGCGTCGACCGCGGCGAGCCTGAAGAATCTCGAGACGAACCTCGGCAAGTCCCTATTCAATCCCGAGGTACAGAAGGCCATCCTGAATTTCGCCAAGGCGATCAACTGGCTGGCCGGTGCATTCGACAAGCACCCCAATTTCGCGCGCGGCGTCTCCGCGCTGGTCGGATTGGGTGCGATCGGCGCGACGTTGCGCGTCTTCGGCATCGGCCTGCGCTGGATCCTGTCTCCCCTCACCGGCATTTTGGGCCTGCTAGGCAAGGGTCTGTTCCGCCTCCTGCCGGTCGCCGGCAACATGCTGGTTGCGTTCTTCCGCACCGGCCTGTGGCGCCTGATCTACGGCGGTGGTCGGTGGATCGTGGTAGCGTTTGCGCGCCTTGGCCCGTGGCTGGTGCGCGGGCTGTTGGCGCTTGTGCCCGAAATCCTCGAGGGCATTGCGGCCCTTGCCGCCGCCATCTTCGGCGCGCCGATTTGGGTGACTGTCGCGATCGTTGCCGCTGTGATTGCTGCGGGCGCACTCATTTGGCATTTCCGCGATGCCATTGGGTCGTTCTTCGCTCGCGCATGGGGCTCGATCAGGGGGTACTTCCTCAATCACTCCTGGGGGGAAATCGGTTCGGCGATCGCCGTGTCGATCGCCGACGGTCTGTCGTTCGGGCTATTCTCGCGCCTGCCGGCAATCGCGAACGCTTTGAGCGGTTGGTGGAAGGCCCATGCGCCGGCGATATTGGGCGGTGCGGGCGCGCCCGTTGTGTCGCCCATCCCCGGCTTCAAAATGCCCAAAGGCCCCGATGCTGCTATGCGCCCAGGTGGGATGAAGGCCACCGGCGGCACGGTTACGCGCGGCCACTGGTATCAGATCAACGAAAAGGGACAGGAGCTATTCGCGCCGGGGCGCACCGGTACTATCATTCCGCATGAAGCTTCCAAGAAGATTGCTGGCGGTGGGCGCGGCGATCCTCGCCAAATCAATTTCTACATCAGCGGCGTGACCGATCCGCAGGCCGTGGCGCGCGCCGTGCACGCCGAGCTCGCGCGTCTGTCGGCCGGCAACTCGGCGTATTTGAACGACTGATGGCTGACTCTCTCGTCATGATGTCGCTCGGCGACTTCCGCTTTTCCCTCGACACAGCAGCCTATCAGATGCTCGATCGCTCGGCGTCCTGGCGCTGGCAAGCCGTGGACCGCATCAACGCACGCCCGATGCAGCAGTTCATTGGCCGTGGCGAAGAAACCGTGACGATGGACGGAACTATTTACCCACACTTCAGGGGCGGCCTCGGCCAGATCGCGGCGATGGAGGCTGAGGCGGACAAGGGCACGCCGCTTCTCCTGGTCGACGGCACCGGAAAAGTGTGGGGCCAACACGTCATCACGCGCATTCGTGAAGGGCAGTCGGTGTTCTTCTCCAACGGCATGCCCAGGCGCATCGATTTCAGCATCGAGCTCACCTATTTCGGGAGTGAGGGCGCGTGACGACCGAAACCGTGATTACGCAGGAGGGCGACACCGTCGACCTGATTGCCTTCAATCGCTTTGGCCAGCACGGCATGGAGCAGGCTATTTTCGACGCCAATCCGGGATTGGCAACAATCAGCCCGATATTGCCGATTGGAACGACGGTCATCATCCCCTTGCCAGAGATCAAGGAGCGCTCGACGAGCGACAGGCTGTGGGGTTAAGCGATGGTGCAGCACTATAAGCCAGCAGCGCGCATCGAGATTAACGGCAAGGACGTCACCAAACAGTGGTCCGATGTCCTCGACACGATGACCGTCACCGACGAGGCCGGCATCAAGTCGGACACGCTCGAGGTGTCTTTCGATAACGCGACCGGGTTTAGTGCGCCTCCGATTGGAGCCGAAATCAAGGCCTGGCTCGGCTATGAGCCGAGTCCGGTTTATATGGGCTCGTACAAGATCGACAGTTGGACGAAGAGCGGCCCTCTCCGCAGACTCACCATTTCCGCGAAGGCTGCCGACCTCACGAGCAAAATACGATCACCGAAGATGCGGTCGTGGCACGAGAAGACCGTTAAAGAGATCGTCACGACAATCGCCGGCGACAATGGCCTTTCGGCGATTGTCGATAGCCAGATTGGCGCGAACTTCATCGAGCACATCGACCAGCAGACCGAAAGCGACGTTGCCTTCCTGACTCGCCTTGCGAAGCGCCAGGGCGCGACATTTAAGCTCGCCGACGGGAAAGTGCTGTTCGCGGCAAAGGGATCTTCCACGGCGCCGAGTGGCAAGTCGAAGTCAGCCAAAATCATCGTGCCCGAGCAGCTTTCGACCTGGTCCGTCACGTGCGACAAGCGCGGTGATTTCGACGCTGCGACCGCGCAGTATCGCGACCCCACGACCAAGAAGCGCAAAACGGTCACCGCCGGCGGTGGGTCGCGCAAGCATCGCGATCGCCATCTCTACGGCTCGCAGGCAGAAGCACAGGCAGCCGCCAAAGCCAAGCTCGGCGACCTGACGCGCGGGCAAAAGTCGGTTCAACTAGATGGACCCGGCAATCCAGACCTGTTCGCCGAGGCGTTGGTAACGCTGAAGGGATTTGACCCCGATGTCGACGGACAATTTCTGGCCAAGTCCGTCACGCACGCATTCTCCGCCAGCGGATTCACGACGAGCGCCACGCTTGAAACGGAAGGCAAGAGCGGCACCTAAACCACTCCCCGGCGAGCCGCACAATGTGGCCTAGTGGCGATGGGGCGAGGCCGGCGGCGACACTCTCCTGACGGCCCTCCTAGCGCCTGATCGCGACATGCGGCCTCGCCCCAACCCGCCACTCAACCCGCCCCGATAACAATGGTCCGACATGGCACCGTTGCGGGCATGGTATTGATCCAGCGCATTAAGGCCCGCGTGGTCGCCGATTGGCACAAGCTATGGTCGGTTTGGGCGTCCGCCTTCGGCGCGACGCTCTACGGCTTGGTGACGGCCTTTCCCGATACGGCCATGGACCTGTGGAAAAGCCTTCCGCAGGAAATCCGCGGAATGGTCCCGCACGGGCCGGAGTTGTCGGCGATCCTGTTCGCGGCAGTTCTGATCCTGCGCCTTCTCAAGCAGAAGAAGACCGATGGCTGAAGCTGCGCGCTCCAATAAGGCGGCGCTCGTCGCCATGGTCGGTGCCCCCGCCGCGGCTATCGCCCTGATGCTCACGCATCAGTGGGAGGGCGAGAAGCTGGTTGGCTATCGCGACATCATCGGCGTGGTTACGGCATGCGGCGGTGTCACTGGCCCCGATGCCGTTCTCGGCAAGCGCTACACCAAGGCGCAGTGTGACGACCTGGATAGCCAGGCCATCCTGGCGCACGCGCGACCGGTCCTGGCATGCACGCCAACGCTGCGCGGTAAGCAACATGCACTCGGCGCCGCCATTTCGCTCACCTACAATATTGGCGCGCCGGCCTACTGCCGCTCGACGATTGCGGTGAAGTTCAACGCCGGCGACATCCGTGGTGGATGTGACGGCTTCCCGGCGTGGAACAAGGCCGGCGGCAAGGTGGTCCGCGGCTTGGTCAACCGGCGCGCAGCCGAGCGCGCCGAATGCCTCAAGGACGCAAGCTAATGGCCGCGCTCTATTTCTTCGCCGGCGTCGGCGCCCTCGCCGGAGTCGAGGCGATAATCCTTTTGACCGTGGCCCGCGCCTTCGGCCCGATCGTCGCCGGAAAGCGCTGACATGCTCGCATTCTTCCTCAAGTCTTGGGGCAAGTGGCTCCTGATCGGCGCGATGGTCCTCGGCCTGGTTTGGGCCGTCGACCATTATCGCGGAGCGGCCAATCTCGCCAATACCAAGCTCGAGACGGTCACGACCGAGAACAGCCGTCTCGTCGAAGAGCGCAAGATCTTGGTCGAGAACCAGGCGAAATGGGACGCGGCTCTAAAGATGATCGACGACCTGGCGCGCGTCTCCGCGGCCGCCCGCGCTGCCGAGACGCAGCGCCTCAACGACATTGCCGCCAGCGTTGCCGCGGCCAAGGAAGGAATCAAGCATGCGCCGGGCGCTGACGATCGCTTCGTTTTTTCTGATCCCGCTTATGGCCTCATGCGCCCACGCCCCGGTGAAGCCGGGACAGGCGATAGTGGTCAAGGATCCGCCAAAGCCGCTTCCGGCGTGGGCCGCCCCTGACTTCCAGTGCCAGGCCGAACCCTCGGCGCCGCCGAAGGAAACGACCAAGGGCACCGTCGAGCTCTACATTGCCGACCTGATCGGCTGGGGGCGCGAGTGCAAGACCAAACTCAACGCGCGCGGCGACGACGCCAAGCGGTATGACCTGATCGGAACGCCAAAGTGATCGAATGGCCCGTCGTCGCCGGCCTCGTAATGCTCGCCGGATTTCTCATCACCGTGATCGTTACCGTGGTCAAATTCACCGATCGCCTGACCAAGGCGGAGGGCGCGGTTGAGTTGTCACGTGAGGCAAAGGCGCAGGCCGATAAAGCCGCGGCAGACCTCGCCGAGTTCAAGGAAAAGGTGGCTCGCGATTACGTGACTGGCACTGCGATCGAGCGGCTGGAAGAGCGCCTGGTGGACGCAATCAACCGGCTTGGCGACAGGCTGGATCGCGCCTTTGACGGTCGACCGGCCACAAGAACCACCCGCCCGAAGGCCTGACCGGCCACCGAACGCGCCCCGCCGTTCGCGGTGCCGTGGCCCACTCCCCGTTGCATCGCTCACGCGCTGCTAGGAGGCGTATGACCAACATTACGAAGATCGACGAGCGGCTGCTCGAATGGGCGGCCCCGCGCCAAGCGGAAATGATTGCCGCCGTCAACCGCCTCGGATCCGTCCGGCTGGCTGCAATCGAGCTCGGCATGGTCGGGCAGGAAACGAACATCCATCGCGCTATCCGCAAGGTGAAAGCCAACGCGGCTCGCCACGGATATGCCCCGGGTCATTTCCAGGACGGCGTCGCGCCCGGATACCTTATGGGCAAGGTAACGGTGCAGCGCGCGGGTGGCGCAGTGGAGCGGACGTGGGAGCGCCAATCCCCCGATCAAGTTGCGTGGGCAAATGCCATCAAGGAGGGTGTGCGCGCCTTCGTCGAAGACATCGACCCCATCCCGGCGGCGCCCGCCATGCCTGGCCGTGACGCCGACATCATCCCGTGGATCAACATCGGCGATGCGCACTTCGGCATGCTGGCCCACGAGGCCGAGACGGGGGCCAACTTCGACCTCAAGATCGCGGAACGCGAACTTTGCGCGGCAATTTCAACGCTAATCGACGAAACCGGCGAGCACGACCGGATTGTCATCAACGACGTCGGAGACTTCACCCACTACGAGAACACGTCGGCGACGACCGAGGCAAGCGGCCACGCCCTCGACCACGATGGCCGGTTCCCGAAGATGATTAAGGTATATTCGCGCACGATGCGCTTCATCATCGACAAGGCGCTCGAGAAGGCAAATTTCGTCGACGTCATCGTCAATCAGGGAAACCACAGTCGCACCAACGATATGTGGATGGCGGAGCTCCTGCGCGTCGCCTATGCGCACACCGATCGCGTCAACGTCCTGAACAACGACAGCGTCTTCATCGGATACCGCATGGGTTCGACCTTCGTGATGACGCACCACAGCGACAAGTGCCGCCCCGCGCGCCTGGCGAGTGTAATGGCAACCGACTTCGCGACCGATTGGGGCGAAACCGAATATCGCTATATTGACATCGGGCACATCCACCACAACATGGTGCTGAAAGAGCATCCCGGCGTCTCCATCGAATCGTTCAACCAGCTTGCGGCCAAGGACAAGTGGGCGAACGACGGCGGCTATCGGTCGCGCCAGTCCATCACGGTCATCGATCGCAGCCGTACCTACGGCGAGGTTGGCCGCCGCGTTCTGCCGATCAGACGCGTGCGCGACCTAATCGAAGCGGCCCACAAAGCTCGCGGCGAGGCCGCGCCCTACCGGCCGGCGGAGCGGCGCGCCTTCGCGGTCTAGCCACCGCACCAATCCCGCCGCTGGCCGTAGTCGGGAGCATCACACGGACGACAGCCACGACAAGGGCAATCGCCATGAAGCTCGCCATCGCACTCGCGCTTTCCGCCGTCGTACCGGCCGCCGCATCGGTGGCACCGGCGAGCCCAGCCCCGCCCGTTAGCGCCGCTGCGGATCCTACGCCCTATTTCCTTCCGCTCGACCTGGTCGAGAAGATCGAGTGCGGGAACAAGGTCGGCAGCGGGTCGCGCATCGATAGCGACACGGTCATCACGGCAACGCACGTCGTCGATCAGGGCGGGTGCACGATCCGCGGCAAGCCGGCCGAAGTCATCTACAGCGACCCCAACCAGGATTTCTCCGTGCTGCGCGCGGCCGACAAGTCGGGAAGCCGCATGGCGATCTCCTGCGCCGTGCCCGTTGAGGGCGCCGAGTATTTCGCGATCGGCTACGCCTTCGGCGAGGACTTCGTCGTCCAGCCCCTCACCGGGACGGCCAGCAAGGTTCGCAGCGGCAAGTTCGCCGGCATGAAGATGCTGCGCGGCAATATCTATCCAGGCATGTCGGGAGGCCCGGTCATCGATCGCGCCGGTTCAATCGTCGGCATCGTCAACGCAGCCCCGCGCAATGGGCTGAGCTCGATGCTCTCCCTGTCGCTGTCGGGAACATACCTGTGCGCAAAGGGCGCCTGAACCGAATCACCTGCCGGGTGATGGGCCACATCTACGGAAACCCGGAAGTGGTCGACATGGGGCTAGGCTGGGAGCTTCTGCGCAAGCGTTGCGTGTCATGTGGCCGGGTCGCGCTGGATCGAGTCCATCGTCCGTGATCGACCGATACAGACCGCTATAATCCAGCGCACAATTAGGAATTTGCTTAGGCTACAGCCTCAAATTCGCTGTTTTTCCCGCTCTATATCAATAGGTTACGGGGAAATATTGGCGGAGACGGAGGGATTCGAACCCTCGATACGGTTTCCCGTATGACGCTTTAGCAAAGCGTTGGTTTCAGCCACT